CCAATCCCGCGCATCTACACCAGCCTTCATGCCAACAAACTTTGACAGGCGAGGGTAGCCAAGGTTAAACATCATGTTCGCAATGATAAGCTGGCACTCTTCTGGCAAGTCTCTCCAATCTGGATATAAGCGGTGACAATCTTCTAGCGTTACTGCAATGTCCAGCTTGAACACATTATCCACCCGCTCTTGTTCAATGACAGTGCCGACAGGATTACCGTACTCAGGGTCGTCCTTCTTAATCAAGTGGCCAATTCCAAACGTGGGCAAATTTAGGTGGTCTAAATATATCTCGTACTTACAGCCCTCATCGGAGGCAAGCTCCTGACGCAGCTGGTCTATAGTTGTAGACTTCATTTTAACAGTCCTGCTGTTGCGCCGCGAATACCTAGAGCCTGCGCTATGCCAGGATTGGCGGCGGCTTGTTGACGAATGCTTGGTTGAGAAACCTGTTGTGGAATTCCGTAGAACTGTGCAGCGCCTGGTGTTAGGGGACTCGCTGTAGCTAAAGACGAACTTTTGTTCGGTTCTGTGAGCTGTGGCGCTTGAATTGTAGTTTGCCTATCTCTGTTCATATTTACAGCTGCAGAGGCGGCGGGAACTAAAACCCCTTGACGAAATCCTGTAGACGCAATTCTTGCACCAGTTAAAACCTTGTTAGCGGCGTTCTCTACTTGCTGAACAATTCTGTCGTTTGCAGCGTCTGCCGTGCCCTCTAATTTACCGCGTGTTCTTCTTAGGGTAGCTTTGTATACTTCTGGGTTTCTTCCTATCTGATTTAATATCTTAAACTGTATTAAGTCTTTGTACTTTTTAATCGGATTTGCAGTGTAAGAAGGCGCGGCAACACTACCCTCTTTTGAAACATCACCAAGTATTTTGATATCTTTAGCAAACTCTTCCAGCGCTTCCGCACCATCTTGACCAAGAATTTTTTCGAGTACGTTATTGTTTGCCTTGTACTGTTGTATTGTCTTTAAAAGCCGTTCGGCATTTTGCACGCTGTCAAATAAGTTAGTGTCAACAGTAGACAATATGTCATCAACTAACGCACCTTTCATAGCTTCCAATGCGTCAGCATCATTTTCAAAGAACTTAACAACTTTTTCTACTTCAGCTCTGCTAGCGCCTTTCGATGTAATTCTCTTTATAGCATCTTCGGGTGTTAGCGTCCCTTTATTGAAAGAGTCTATGGTTTTTATTGCATCAATCCTAGCCACAGACTCTTTAGCGTCTACAAGCTGGCGCAGTATATCAACTGGCGCTGCTTCTGAATTTGTCGCTACAATCTTTGCAACAGCATCCCTGTTTAGCTTGTCAGGCCCCGCCATTTCCAAAGCCTCAGATAGGCGCTTTACCTCATCCCAACTTTCACCAAACAACTCCTTGCCTGTAGTGCCTAGTTTATTTATTTGACTGGCAAAAGCTCTGCCGCTAAATGTGCCTTTAGTGAAGTCTCCAAACTCGCTTATGCCAGTTTTTGTCATGGCCTTTTCAAGATAATCTCTTGCAAGCGCCGCACGGAATGGCTCCGCACCGTCACCTAAGGCGGTATATATTGTTTTTAGCCGCTCTGGAGAATCGGGCCTAACAATTCTGCTGGTTAACTGGTCAACATCAAACTTGCCATCCCTCGCCATCATTTGGCGCAAATCTCTGACAACGCCAAATTGTTCCACATCTTCCCAAGCCTTCATTGTGTTTCTGTAGAAGTTCATGGCATCTTTTCTTTGCCTAGAAGCCTCTTCAAAAACCTGTCTTTGCTTCGGGCTCATTTTCATGGAAGCTATATCAGATAGCTCTTTACCTGTTGTGGCCTCGTCAAGCATGGAGCGAAGGGCGAAAAACTCATCCGCAAAATCCCTTCTGGCCTGAGATGATGCCTCTCTAAACAAAGCGTCATTCATCATTTTTCTTGCTTCCGCAATTTGTCTAAAGGAAGCGTTTTCAGGTAGCCCTCTTATATATTCAGCCGCTCTGGCAGTGTTGTCACCAAAGGTTCCGATAGCCCCACCCAAGGCATCTTCTATAGAATCTATCTTTGACTTTATAGATTGTGTTGGAATTATTTCGGCTGTTCTGCCTGTGCCTAAACCAGGAAGATTTACGCTATTTAACAATTCATCAACATTATTGAATTTGTTTTGCACCATAAGCATGGAGCTTCCAAACTCATCAGATATCTTTTGCAAAAGCTCTCTGTTTATATCCATACCCTGTGTGGATGATTTCTCAATAATGTCTATGCTCTCACGCAATGCCTTAGTAGCAGCTTCAGAGGCGTTTTGTTCTGCATCTTTTAATGCTTTGTACTTTCTGTTAGTGACGTTAGAAAAAGTCTCTGACGCATCCATTCCTCTAGCAACGGCGCCGTATTGTCCTCTTAGTGCTTCAGCGTCATTCAACATAATGTTTAGATTGTTCTGTATTCTTTGGTGGTCTTTTAAAACATTTTCGCCAAACTTCTGCTTGTATGCGATAAGACCTGGTGCGCCTGCGGCTTCTGCCGAACCGATAGCACCTTTTTCAGCAAGTCTTTCTAATCTTGTAATATCGTCAAGCTGAGTAGCGGCTAAAGGTTGGTTTATCCCACGAGCGGCTCTGCTTGCTCCGCCAATGGCGGCTCCCGCAGCTTTAAAGACTATTCCACCAGCTAATTCAAATGTACCAGCCAAAGCTGCTTCTGTTGCTACATCTTTGGCAACCTCTCTAGCAGATTGTTTTTGAACACCCAAAACACTTTCAACACCTTCTTCCAATAACTGGCCTGCTGCGGCGCCTGCGGCAGCGCCAGGAGCGCCGAACATAAACGGAAAGGTTAATATGGCGCCAGCAACTGAACCAACTGTTTCTGGTAGTATGCCAGCCAAGTCAGCGACATCCCCAAAAGAAAATCCCTCGTCTTCTATTATAAGATTGCGGTCTTGAGCTTCCATTTCTCTGGCTATTTGCCCTTTTGGTGTGAGCGCAAGCTTACCAGATGAATCTCTTGTAAAGCCATCAGAACCTACAAGCTTGGTAAGTATCGCCTCTTTATCTTCCGCGCTTTCTCCAAAAGAGAGCAGTGCACGAAGTCCTGAGTCGGCTCCTGTCTGGTAGTCAAAGTCAGGGTCTTCTTTTTGACCAAACTGAGCAGCTACCTCTTGGATTGTAGGCATTGCAACGCTGCCACCAGCCTGCGGGGACTGCGGGAAGAACCTGTCAATGATACGTTGTTGCTCTTGAGGTGTTGGGTCTGTACCAGATATTTTTACGTCAACTAGGCCTTCAGGAGTATTAACTTGAATGATACCCATTTTTTACTCCACAGTTGCGTCAAATGTACCGCTCTCATTTTTCTTTAAGCTCTTTGGTCTGCTTTGAGGCGTTACACCAGCGTACATATTCAAGGTGCTAAAGCCTTGTTCTACATCTTTGTAACCGCCGATAACAATAGTATCGTAAATGTCATTGAGAGCTTCTTTTAGCTTTTCCGGGTCTTCAGTCAAGCCAAGTGTGCCAACGATAGCATTTACGCGCACACGGTCTGCGTCAGAGATGGTTTTGCCAGCCTCACCCAAAATCTCAGGCGCTCTTTCAGCAGATATAACATTAATTATACGCAGAACTTTATCTCTGTCTGTTGCACCTTCGCCAAACTTAATTCCAAATGCACGACCAAAGCTAGTAATCGCATCACCAATTTGTTTTGGTGTGGTTGTTTCTCCAGCATTTACAATAGAATATGCTTCGGCTAATTTGGTGCCAGTTTTATCTAGTCCAGATTTCATGGAATTTAATCTACCAGCATAAACGTCATATTCGCCAGGATTGAAGTAACCACGAGAAGGTTTGCTTGGCCCTTTATAATTAGCGTTTACTCTTTGCACGCCAATTTGCAAGTCGTCTGGGGCATCGTTAAACAAAGAAATATTATCATATGAACTAGCGTACATATCACCATATTCAGGTTTTTTTGAAAGCTCTTTGTAAACATCATTATATTCAGATGCAGGAATAATATCGAAATTTTGCCTGAAGCTCGCATTTTCATACAAGGCATCTAATTCAAACGCGTTTAAGTCGGCACGCTTGCTGTCTTGTGTGAACGCTTTAATGCGACCAGCTAAACCCGTAGACTTTGGAACTATATAATATCCACCGCGCTGACGGGCGAGCTTCTCATCTTCTCTTGTGCGACCAAGAGCATACTCACCAGCTTTGGCACGCAGAGCACGCGCTTCAGATTTAGCTTTTTCAAATGCAGGCATAGCTTTCTCGCCTGCTTCACCTACGGCGCCAAGCATTTTACCCACATCAAAGCCTTTACCAGCTTTGTTTTGCATAAGCGCCAAGCCAAAGGTCATAAGCGCTGTGCTTTTGTCTGGCTTTCCAGAAACATCCAACCCAGTAGCGTCTGCGAATTCTTTAATATATTCTTCTGTTGTTGTGGCTTTTGATTCTTTGCCCGTCATGCTCAGATAATCCTGAACACTTGTTCGTATAATATCTTCTGTTGCAGATTGTGCGCCAGCGGCATCAGCGCCTGCCATAGCGGCTTCTTCATCATCGCTTAACCCAATGTTGCGCTGACCAGATTGTGTGGGGTCTGCTTGGTCACGAGTTTCTTCACCGTCCGCAGTTGTAAAAGAGCCTAGACCAGGAGTTGTGGGCATCCCTGCTTGGTTGGCGGATTTTTGTCTGCGTATTTCTTCTTGAAAAGGTGAAATTTCAGATTGTATTCTTGCCATCTCTTCATTGATAAGACTTGGCATAGATGACTCAAATCCAGATTCGGAGGGAAGGCCAAGAGATTCCGCTATAGTGCCGCCAATAGCAACAGGAAGACCAGTTACAAGTCTACCTCCTTTAGCTGCACTTTCCGCAATTCCAGGCAAATCAAACAATTGACCAAATCTAGTTTGCGGTTCAGGGGCAAAGTCAGCAACAGGCAAAAATCTGTCTGCTCTTTCGCCAGTGCCTGAAGTCAATCCCTGAAGATAAGAAGCCGCAATATCGCCAATACCCTCTCGGTTGCCGCGAATCATTTGCTCTACATCTGCACGGCTCGGCATACTTACTTGCCCTATACCTGTGCCTTTTATTCCAGAAACCGCCATAATAAGCCCCCTATTTAGCTGTCATGCCAGAGCCTTGTAACGCTGTGTAAGCGCCAACGCCCTGTAAGAATGGGTTAGATGCAGGCTCTGTAACGCTTTTGAATGTAGAGGCAAGGCTTCCTGAAGGTGTGCCTTTTAGCAACTGACTTCCAAGCTCTAAACGAGTAAACGGCTCCATAGTCTGTTGAAGTTGATTTTGACGCTGTGCAGTAAGCTGTGCCTGTTGTTGTTGTTGCCCAATCTGACCAAGCTGAGAAAGCATACCAATGTCAGCACGCCCTAACTCAGACTGTAAGCGACCCACATCAGCGATAGTGCCTGCTGCTTGCCCTAACCCACCGAACAACTGTGCGGCTTTCTGAGAGGCGTCTACGGCTTTTCCAAAGCCTGATGAAAGATACTTGCCGATTTCCCCAAGCCTGCGCCCCTCTTGCTCGGCACTTTGCACGCCTGCACGCGAACCGCCAAACGCACCAGAGCCAACTGCTTGTGAAGAAAGCTTTTGTTGGCCTATCGCAGCTTGGCGATTGATTTCGTTAATCACCTCTTGTTTGTATGGGTCCATATATGACTGAATGCCCTGAGAGGGGTCAAGCATACCCATACCTTGAGCAATACCAGAAGTAGCAAGCTGGCCTGCGGTTTGAACCATCGGCTGGAACATACCAAATTGTTGCTGAGCTTGTTGCGCGGCTTGCTGTTGTAACGGGTCAAGAGCCGCCACTTGATACTGAGGCAAGTTAAGTGGCGCATCCAAAATGCCCGGAGAAGTTTGGTTAGACCCACTAAATTGACCAAAGGCAGTGCCAAGCAACCGCTTTTCTAGGCCTTCTAGGTAAGGCGCTAGTCTTTGTACCTGTTCTACGGTTTGAGTAGCCATTATGCCATCCTTTCAAGGTTATCCATCATGCCGTACATGCGGTCTATACCCTTGCGTAAATTGCCATCGCCCATGCCCTTTACAGCATCACGAGTCATAACAAACTCACCAGCCATCAACATGGCAGGCACATCATCTTTTGTACCTGACCCCTCTGCTGGGTCTATACCACCATTACGGCGTGGGAAATATGCCTCGCCACCATCTTTATAGTTGATGCCGCCTAATTGTCCACCAGGTCCACCAGCACCAAATGGTCTGCGTTCAAACTCACCCTGCGGGGCATCTTCTTCGTCACCAGCAAGTAACTGTGCTATTAGACCAGCCGCCAAGCCTTCCCCAAGTTGGCTGTTCATAATCTTAAATAGCAGATTGCCTTTGTCCTCGCCTGCTAACTCTAAAGACTGAAGCAAGCCTCCAGAAAGTGTTTTTGATTCAGCCAAAGGCGCGGAACCTTTAAATGCGCCAAAGCCTGCGCCTCCAGTTTGCTTCGGTACTATGGAGTCAGAAGCTCCAGTACGTAAATACTGACCACTTCCGCGAGAGCCAGATGGAAGCTGTGTCTGACCGCCAGCTTGACGACCATCTAAAAACTGACCGCCAAGACCGCCCATAATACCGCTAATAACGGCATCTTTAGGCTTTTGCCCCGTCAGCAGTCCAGTTGCGCCAGAAGCCAAAGCCCTTTGCACAAAAGGATTTGCCATAATGCCTGTGGCACCTGGAAACAATGAGCCAGCGGCGGGGCCAATAAAAGTCCCTGCAACGGCTGGCAGTGCTGCTTTAACTAATTTTCCTAAATCCATTACGCCACCTTTACAGTACCACTATCATTATACAGAGTCCCCGCCTCAAGTCCAGTAGCCGAAGTTGGCAAGTCTGTCAGCGTTAGTTTAGTTCCTCGCATCTCACCAGGATTACGCTCTTGCTCAATAAAAGTCTGCAACGAACGTAGTAAATCCGCCATATACTGCTGTGAGTATTCGGTCGGCGGTTCTGGAAGCCTTGGTGGTGCAACCTGATTACTTGACATTATCTTCTACCATCCTGCCTTATGTCTACACGCGGACTACCCAGCTTCCACTTAGACCCTAATGCGTTTGATTCTACACGAAGTGCGAAGGAACGTCCACGAACTCTTAAATCTAACTGTTCGGTAAACTCCTCTACTGGCGTAGTTTGTGTGCGAGTTGTTGTACCACTTTGCGTATTATCAAAGTCTGACCCCGGATTATTACGGGCTTTGACCGTAAACGTAGCCTGCGGCGTGGCTAAGTTCGTTGAGCCGTCAAAGGTTAAATCAGGTATAACTTTTCGCAAATATGTAAATCTGTCGCCGTCACCAATGTCTATTGCGGCTGACTCAATAAACGAATCCATTGCTGCGCCGTCATCATCATAGCCAAACTCGTGGTTGTAAATGTACCCGTCTCCAACAGCTAGAGGAAATGTTCGGGTTCCACGGTCTAACCATGCTGTTCTTTCAATCGTGCCAAAATACCACACTTTTTCAGAGTAGTTGTACGTTACATAGCGGTCATTGTCGCTTGAATTAGCAGAAGGATAGAACCAAGTAACTTCACTAAACTCGGAGTTAATCCCCGCAACAACCTTTTCCCGCTCACTCAGGTTAAAGTCCAAGAACACCTTGTCTTTTACAGTGCATGGAAGGGTCTGTGTTTGACCAGCATATACATAGAACGTATCAATGCCCATCCAGAACACAAAGTCCTCTGTGGAAACCGCTGAGTTAGGACTCATAATAGTAATGTTACTGGATAGCTGCTGAAGGCCAAAGGTAAATGGAGGGCCAATAAAGCGCATAGAAGTAAGGGCAGTGTCTGTCCATACCAGTATCTCACGCTTTGTTTCTACTGCTTGCACAAAAGCAGAACCCGCACCCAATCGCAAGTCCCCTGCGGTGTTGGTGCTTGTTGGATACCACTCAGTAGGGTTCTCTTGGTCAGAGAAGCGAATAAGCAACGGGTCTTGTGTCCCGTTCCCGTCTGTGGCTGAAGAGCTTGCATTTAAACCGTCTGCACCAAAAGCAATTACATGCCTGTCACGGTCAGAAACAAGAATTTGTTTACACAACGTAGGTACACTGGTCTTCGTGCCTGCAATAGAATTTAGCTTTACCGCGCGGGTGGACAGATTGTTGGTCTTGTCCCAATAGTAAATCTCATCATCACGAGGATTGATTAGCAAGTCTTCGCCAAAGTTATCATGCGACCACAAGCGTATTTGGCTAGTAGTTGTCAAGCCACCAGATGCTGCTTGACCCCAGCCGAAAAAGTCATCTGCTGGATTTGCGTTACCCAAAGCCAACTGAACAACCGAGCCGTCTGCATGTGTCGTAGCTGTAGTCCCAGAGTGCCCTCTT